TCCTTCGAGCCGGGGCCTTCCGACGGCCACTCGAGCTCCTCGATGTCCAGCCCTTGGACGTTCTCCACCCGGATGCGCTCGTGGAAGTAGTCCATGTCCGCGATGGCGCCGTAGCGCTCGTAGCCAACCTTTACGCCGACCACGCCGGGCGCCACTCGCCACTTCTTCCACAGGTCCCGCATGCCGGTCCAGCGCTCGAGCAGGTCCATCTTGTGGTCGTAGCCATCCAGCAGGTACTTGTTGCCGTTCCAGTCGATGCCCACGACGGCCATGGCAGTGTTGGCCGAGCCCTTCTTTTTGGACCGTGCCGGGTCAATCATCAGGTAGACCATGAGGGACTCGGGCCGCCACTCGTAGATTTGGAGGTCGTCTGGGTCGAACCAGCGCTGGCTGCCGGCCAGTGGGTTCTGGAGCATCTGCGTGGCTATGGTCGACTCGAGCTGCGTCTGGACGCGTCGGTCCCACTCAGCCTGGTCAAATAGGACCGGGCGGCCATCTTTAGTGCCGTCGGCAGTGGCTGGGTAGATACGGCTTTTTACCGCACCGGTAGACATGATATGGGCATAGGTGTCGGCAAAATTGTACCGCGTGCCGATGTGCCACATCCTGCCGCCGGCAGTGCCGAGGTTGTCGGACACGGACCACGCCTCGGTTGTTTTAGTGATCTGCTCGGGCGTGGACACGGACTCCAGTGTCACGACGTCGTCGTACACCCGTAGCTGAAAGTGCCGGCTGGTCGGCTGGCCGTCCACAAGCCCGTGGGCCTCGACCGTGGCCTCCTTGGGGTTGGACTTTCGCTTGACGATGATGCCGCCGTCCAATGACCAGGCAGTGGCTTCTTGACTTGGCTTGGCGTACAGGACGTCCGGGAACAGAGACTGGAGCAGCTGGTTGCCCTCAAACTCCCGTTTGATCTGTGCGAGGAACGCTTTGGCAATCGGCTTGGTGTGGCTGAAGATGCCGACCGTCACTTCGGGGTCTTTCAGGATTTCCTGAATGATTCCCGCGAACGTGATGATGGTGCTTTTGTAGTGCTCTCGGGCCCACAGATCTAGGTGGCCGTCAGGAGCGGCCTCGACCTCCCGGCAGCGGGCGTAGAGCCACGGATGCCAGGCATCAGTCCGGCCCAGCAGTTTGACGAGCAGATAGTAGCGGTCGACCTTCGCCAGCCACCGCATGCACGGACGGTCTCGCCCTCGGTTGTCGAGGGCGTCCCATGCCGTCAGCAGGCTATTGAACGGTAGAGCCTGTATCTGAGCTGCTAGCGCGGCCGATGAGGGCGCGAGCGAGCCGGACTGTGAGCTCGTCATGGTCTGGTCCCTGTATTTGTTCCGGCGCCTCGCCGACGTATACCGTCTGAGCCGCCTTGCCCTCGATGCGCTCGGCCACCATCTGGAGTGCCCATTGCTCGCCTTCAGCAGCTGCACCCACCAGCTTGTCGCACAGCATGTCCAGTCCACGGTCTATGGTGCCACCCTTTCGGGCCAGTGCACGGGCAACTGCCGAACGAAAACGAGCGCCTTTGTGTGCGTTGTCGTTCTCAGGCTGTCCACCTGTTGTCCTAGACACTCGTTTGACCATTTAACTATTTGTCCGTGTGCAACTTAAGGTATCGGGTTTGTAACACGGGAAATCCCCTCAAGGATGCCCGCCTCAAAGACCTTCCGCAGCGCTTCCACGTGATTGATTCCAATGGAGGCTTTGTAAATGGCCTCCAGCTGGGCGTCGGTAAATCCTGACGACAGGTCCTCGTTCACTTGCCCTTCTTCTTGGCCTTCCCGGCCGATGAGAGGCTGGCGGCCACTGCCTGCTTCTGAGGGTATCCCTCGTGGACCATCTTGGAAATGTTCTTGGAGATGGTCTTGCGGCTGGAACCTTTCTTGAGAGGCATGTCATTTGCCTTTATTGGCCATTAGCCGGACTTCGTGCGATTCTTGCTGCCCTTCTCGTAGCGGGCCGCGGACATCATCTGCGGGGTCTCGCTGGAGCGCTTCTTCTTCTCACCGACCTTGCCGGGCTTTGCAGCCATGTGACTGGCCATCTGGTGGCCCTTCTTCATCATTGCCATGGGAATCTCCCTGTTAGGCGTCGCCGTGATAGCCAGCCAGGGCGTTGTACCCCGTCAGGCCGCCGTAGGGCTGCTTATTCTTGCGAATGTACAGCTGGATGCGGTTGGGCAGGTCCTTGTTCCTGCGGTGCAGGATGGTGCTGTCCAGATCGTAATCGCCCGTAATGTTGGGCGTATTGCGCCACTCCCGTGGGGCGCATTGATGGCAAGGGTAGCCCTTAGGCTTTCGCATTTTCTCGCTCCGCGATAATGGCGGTGGTGCTTACGCCAGGCAAATGAGGCAGCTTGATGATTTCGGGCCCTTCAAATATCGGACCGTCTTTCTGCTTCCAACCTATACGCCTGTACATAATTTTGCAACTGCTGTGGTCGTAACCCTTAAACAGCCGGTGTGGCCGGATGTTCATCAGCAGGGGGTCTTCCTGTCCTTCGAAGCTGATGATGCCAAACGTCTTGTCCGTGCCGGCGCGGACGATGTCCAAATACCGGGTAATGTCCTCGGCCCGCTTCCACCAGTCGTTGACGGGGCGGGTCGGACCCTTCAAGCGCTCGACGGACTCGTCCGAGTTAATGGCAATGATGAGGTGATCACACTTAGCCAGGGCGTCACAGAGCATCATCTGGTGGCCGGCATGGAACAGGTCAAAGCAGCCGTTCACGAAACCTATGGTCTTCATTCGGCCTCCCGCACGAGGTCAATCAGCCGTTCCACGGAACAGGTCGAGGTGCCCACCTGACCGACAACGTGGCCGGCAGCGAGGTTGGCCAGAATCGCCGCGTCCTCGAGGGACGCCTTAGCGGCCAGTGCGCAGGCCACGACGGACACCACGGTGTCGCCGGCACCTGTGACGTCAAACACCGCCTTGGCGGTTGCCGGGAAGTGCTTGAGCTTCTCGCCCTTAACGATAAGCCGGAGCCCCTTGGGGCCTTCCTTGGCAAGGATGGTTTTAAACATCCCTAGATCTGGGTGGGTGGCTTCCACCGTGTTGGGGCAGATGACGGTGCAACCTTGGTACTTGGTCCAGTTCGTGCCCTTCGGGTCCACCACCACCGGAATGCCGGCCACACTGGCCTTGTGGATGACGTTGACGCAGAGCTGCGATGACAGCCAGCCTTTATCGTAGTCCGACAGGACGATGGCATCCACGCCGGTCAGGTTGAACCCTGTGCAGTCGAACAGCTCTTTTGCTGGGTCGTACCGGCGGTCTTGGTCCACCCGCAGCAGCTGGTGGTTGCCCACCATGTAGCGGTGCTTTTCTGTCCATTGAGCGGTAGGGAACCAGCTCTGCCACCGGACCGACAGCATTTGGAGGTTCTCGGTCACGTTGGCAGCCCCACCAGAGCGACTTTCCTGCCGGTCCTGCACGAATACCGGGACCGGGGCCTCCGGGCTCAGGCGGTCCACGTGACCGAAATGGTAGACGTCCACCATGGGGTCGCCGATGACAAGGATGTTGGTCTTCTGCCAGCGGCCAATGACGTTGAGAAGGTGTTTCACTTGGCCACCTTCTGGTAGCGACGGATGAGGCGGCCGTGGGCTTCCGGGCGGTGGGCGGTAATGGCGCCAGCCTGCACGATGGTTCCGTCCTTCAGCCAGCGCCGCAGCTGGGCGCCGATGACGGCTGACCAGGCATTGGGGTGATCAGGCTCCTCAAGGCCGCCGTCCTCCAGCCACTGGTGCAGGTCCTCGCCCGTGAACATGGACTGCACGACAAGGAACTGGAACTCTTGGTCAATGGCCTTGGCGGCCTTGGCGGCCCATGCCGAGTTGTGGAACGTCACCTTGGCCATGCCTGCGTTGCGCAGCTGGCGGCCAGTGGCCTTTTGAAAAATGGACATCTGCATCATTTCGGTACTCCCGAGTCAATCAATTCACAGAGGAGATGGACCACCATCAAGTGGTTCATCTGGATGATGGCGGTCGAACCGCCCGGACACATCACATCGAGGTCGCAGTGGGAGTTCATCCCCTTGCGACCAGAAATACCCACCACGCCCATTCCGAGGCGGCGGGCGGCATGGATAGCTTCATTGACGTTCTGAGACCTGCCCGAGGTCGAGAACGCCACGAGGACGTCGCCGGCGCGTCCCAGACCTTCCACCTGCCGGCTGAAGACCCGGCGGTAGTCGTAATCGTTCGCGCAGGCCGTCAGGACCGAAGTGTCCGCGGTCAGGGCAACAGCGCCCAGCGCCCGGCGCTCGGTCTCGTACCGCACCATTAGCTCGGCCACAAAGTGCTGGGCCTGAGCCGCCGAGCCGCCGTTCCCGCAGGCCAGAACCTTTCCGCCGGACGCCCAACAGGCCAACAACATGGAGGCTGCCGGCTGGAGGGTCGTGTCGAGCATAGGCGCCAGCTCGTTCAGGGCGTCCGTTGCCTGCTCGATGCGCAGGCGCGTCAGTTCTTGTTGCATCATTTGCCAATCTCCTTGGCTGTCAAAATGGTGAGCGGTCCGTACATGGGCTCAAACAACTTGCGTTTGATTTTGAATGCTTGAGTTTCCACGCCTTTAACGTCTTCCACTACCACGCGGCCATCAAAATAGACGATAAGAAAGTCCGCCACGTACTTAACGCCAGGAGCAAGGTGAAACGGGACCTGACAGGTAAACCAACGAATCAGGTGCGCCTTTTGAAGCTCCACCAGCTGCTTATACCGACGGGCCTCGAGCTTGGACGCAAAGCTGCGACCATCGACCTCGGTGCGGATGGCGCGGTATTTGGTCCTCACTTGCACAACGCTGGGTAGTCGGCTTTGGCACGGCTCTCAATCCATCCAAGAA